CAAATATCTGCTGATCCACTAGTAAGCTGACTTACAGTAATAAAATCATCAGCAGTACCTGATATACTTTCTATAATTCTAATAAAATCATTATTCTCATTTATACTTGGAAATAGTTGTGCATTAGATGCCCAAGAAACATTTTCTAGTCTAAGCCCCCCAAGATTCCATATTATACTTCCTCCTGAGAGATTAGCAGGGGTGTAAGGAACTCCATAAATTCTCAAATCGCCGCTTCCAGTAAGTCCTGAAGTATTGATATTTGCACCACGAAAATCTAAAAAAATTCTATTCCCTATTCGCGTATAACGACCATTAGCATCATCAACACTAGCAGTATTACCTTGACTATCTTGAAAACTTGGTGTCCATGAACCTTCTTCGTACCAATAAAACGTATTTGCTAACGCTGTATCTGTTCCAAACAATATTCCTGTAGAAACTCTTAGCTCCCCTATAATATCTACATCTTTAACCGGATATCCTGCATCATTAGTACTATCCCCACTCAATAATACTTTGCTATCACTTCCTCGGACATAAAGAGCTCTATCCCCACTATCACCCTCAACACGAAAATCTATATCCGCTGAACCTTCATTAATTACAACTTCAGCTTGCCCGCTTTCTATATATGAGCTTCCATTAGCCGAGATGAACGATTTTGACGCCCCGTCCGTATGGACTTGTATATCTAATAGTCCATCTTCGCTATTTTGCGTTACTACCTGCATTCTAGTGAATATACGAGCGTACTCGTGTTTATTATTTCCGCTATTTAGACCTGAAAACTTAATAAGCCCTATAGCATCATTACTTGCTTCAGAACCTGATTCCCTCCAAAAATCCATTATTGGGCCAGAGGAAGAATCATTACCTTTATCTCTAAGCGTAAGAAGAGTGTGAGAGTCACTACCATCAACATAATCAGGCTCAGAATATATAGTCACTGTCGAAGCTAAGTCAGTAGTGGAGTTTGCATTAATTATTAATCTATTTAAGGCAGCATCAACTTTAAAAAAATTATATCTACCATCAGATTCAATTATAAAATCCTGATCTAAACCAGCATTATTAAACCTAGTTTCTTGATAATTGAACCGCATATGCTCTCTTGAAGAACCGCCTGACATATTGAAAAATCGCGTTATTGCGTCTTCAGACCCATCAGAAGCATCATCTATTTGAACATCTATAGAACTATAATCTACATCTTGATATGCATCATTCTTACCTTTAAAGTTTATTTTTCCAATATAATCATCGTCAGCTGCACTAGCAGACGTTCTATGTAAATTAAAAATAGGACCTGCTGTATCACCAGAATCGTCAGAATAAACATTTACATTTTCATCAATTATAATTCCCGAATAAACTTGAGTCCCATTTTGCGCTATGGTGCGAAGATGAAGTTCTCCTTTTAAAGACCCAGCAGTATTATCAAGTATATTTGCAAATACAGAATTATAAACGTTGCTATTAGAATTAGAATTTAGGCCGTAAAAATCAATCTGCCCAAGCTTAGTACTACTAACATCTCGCTTTAAATTAATAAAAGGATAATTAAACATACCAGTATACCCACCCGATATGTCACTTGATATATTAATAATATCTCCGTCTATAGTCGTATTTGAGGACGAGGTATTTACATAACGAGCATCAGATTGAGTTTTAGTAAAACCATCTACTTGTGCTACTACTGGTCTTGCTCCTAAATACCCTGCCATTATACATCTTGCTCCAATACTGATAACACAACATCAACTGAATCAGCTGTGTCCGATTGAACTGTTATTGCATCAGCAGCTTCTGCTATTATTTTTCCATCTAGTACCGAAAACGCAGTGTTTGCAGGAATTGGAACCCCTTTAACCAAAAATATACTTCCCAATTTAATGTCAACAGCAATTTGAGATGTTGTTACATTTGCTACATTACAACCTATAATAACCGCTGTCTTATTACTTCCTACCGTATAAACAGTAGCAGCACTGGTTCCAGCCCCATCAGTAGTATAGTTTTTAAATACATTTGCCATAGATCAGCCTAATGCTATTGACAAGGCAAGAGCAGTTCCAGCCTCGTCTACGTTTAAATTTGTTCGAGCGTTTGCTGCAGTCGATGCACCTGTGCCCCCATGCGCAACTGCTAAATCCGTAGTAATTGCTAAATCTCCACTAATACTCACGCCAGAAGATGTTGTTTCCAATCTTATACCATTATTATATCTCAACTGAACCCCTTGATCTGCAAAACATATAATATAATATTTAGCAGCATTTCTCTTTGATATAGCTATATTTCCATCTGTTTGAATCCAGAGATTATGGCCATTCATATCCCTTATAATACTATTTCCGGCTCCATCTGAGTTATGAAATATTTTAAAATCACTATTATCACCAAAGACAATTTCATGATCAGTTGGAAATGTAAGATCCCCATCAATACTAACATCTACTGTTATAGCCGACTCTAGTTTATCAGTATTTAAATTTGTAAAGTTCGCATCAACTTCAGTATTCGTTAGGGGCGAACCTTTGCCTGATCTTGTAACGATTGTTGCCATGATTTACCCCTTAATTATTTAGCTTGCTGATAATGTTATTGTCCAAGTTATAGACATTGTATCGTCAGCAGCTTTATTAACAACACTAAATACAGTTCTGCAAAGCATGTCACCTCCAGAAGCCGCATTAAATATACCTGCTTCAGTCACTGCTCCAGTTGCATCACCTGCTTCAAAAGAAGAAACATATACAACTTTTTCGTTATTTGACCCTGAGATTGTTGTGCTATCAAGCGCCTCTCTTGAACCTAGTAAAGTTACTAAATCAGTTTGAGAAGCAGCTGCAGCTGTTGTACCAGAACCAAGCCCCATATGCGACATAACACTTTTTGAGGCATCTTTCATACGAGAAGCTATATATTCTAAACCTTTATTGACGACAAGGTTTTTTACTTCCCTTTCGTCTTTGATATTCCCGGCCTTGTCCTTTAGAACGATGTTAAGCTGACCGGAGAGCTTTAAATTTTCATTAATCATAATGATCTCCTAAAAGGTTCGGGAAGCACCGACATAATCTCCCTCAAAATAAGTGAAGTCGCAATAACCCTGACTTCTTAAAGACCCCGCGTCGGTTATCGGGATCGTATTTGATGGTCGTTTTCCAAAACTTAAAACGTCTCCATCGGTTACTCCAGAACTATCAGAAAATGTTCTGCTATACGCAGTTATTATAGCAATAACCTCTGCGACAGTCGCAACATTTGTAGTATTTTTTATAAACTGCATTTCTTGATCATCAAGTATTGAAGCTTCACCATCTACGTCGTCTGTTGCATCGACATTATTAGCAAGCGCTTTTGTAAGGGCTCTTGCAGTAATTACATCTGAAAAAGTAGGAGTCTCACTTAAACCTTTACCAAACAATGGTATCGGACTATCGGTGATTGACGGTGATTCACTAAAAGGTTTACCTATTCCAAGTGAAGCTGCATCTTCAGCAGCTAAAATATTATCTGCAAGTTGTTGCGCAAAACTTTTAACTAATGGATCAGTTATACCAACATTATCTGCAGAAGTTTTATCAAAAGAAATAACGTCATCATCGGTTATAGCTGCTGCATCAGAAAGTGTTTTATTAAATTGTATGACTGCATTTTCTGCTATAGCAGCACTATCAGTAAGAACTTTAAAGAAACTAAATACAGCACTATCAACACCGCCAACTGTATCGTCAAACTCTTTAAATATTACAAACTCACCTTCCTCCATTTGTAGTTTTATCTTAGCAAGCTGTGCAGTAATCATTTTAAGTTGCTGTGTAAAAACTGCAGCATTATCAACACCAATACTGTCTGTTTTTATCTTTAACTTAGCAAGTTGCTCAGCAATCATCTTAGTTTGTTGAGTAAAGACTACAGCATCATCAGTACTACTCATATTAGTTTTGAGTTGAGTAAAAGCTACCTTAAGTGCATTTATAAGTACTGCCGATTTTAGTTTCATGCAAAATCCTCTCGTATTCTAAATTTAAGGATTTCAAATATTGTTTCTCTTAGACCTGTAGACTTAACAATTTCTATTTCACCTTCATACGTACCGGGCTCTTGATTAAGATCATTAGTCTGCCATTGAATAACTGCAACACCTGTATTAGCAGTAGCTGGATTTATATACGCCTGCCTAGAAAATAATACTGTAGATTCTCCAGCAGCTCTAAAATGAAGTGTTACTGTAGCTCCTGTTAAATTAGTAGCTGTGTTGGTATCTTCATCTGTAAAAGTTAATTTTATCTGCGGGCCTGTATCACCTTGTACGTAGTTAAATGAAGTGCTCATTAGTATGCCACCCTTTTTGTTGCACTACCAGTAAAGTTTGGGCCTCTAACACGCGTTCCAACACGACGGTAGTCTCGTCGTTTTGCAGCGTCTGCGTCCTTCTTAAACTCTGTCTGATAGTAAATTGATAGCTCTGGGCTTGTCCACTCTTTGTTAGGTATGGAAGTCAACATACCGATAGCCCCGTAAGCAATACAACGTCCATAAGTCTCAAAAATCCAATCTTCAATACCTGTTGCTGTAAGCTTAGTTTTTAAAACACCAGTACCTGTAAATTCATATTTTTTATCAGGAGTAGGATAAAATTTTATAGAAGTATCTTGATAGATTGCATAATACTTAGGACACCCTTGTTCATTGAATGCAGTAGTAGTTAAATGTCTATCTGTAATACGAGGAATGCATCTACCATCAAGCACAATTTCATATACATTTTCTAATACAGCTTCGCTAGAAGGTAGAAATATAGAGTAATCCGCAACATTTTTAACAGCAAAATCCTTTTCTATGTCAAAACGCCATATTTCGCTGCGTTGAAGAAACTTTGCTGCTGCTTCTTGCAGATGGGACTCCATGACAATTTCAGGACACCCCGGCACATAAGGTTGTATGTAAGGGTAGAGTTTATCCCATAAAACCGTTGCCATTATGCTACCGCCCTCCCTGTTGTTGGTGTAACAGCTGCGTCTGCCTGTGTTTTAACACCGATTGCAGCGTTAAATGCTTGATATGCAGCCACAGCGCGGGCTTCATTTGCTCCATATTCTGCGTCTTTTGAATAAGCACGATATAGTATCCAATCTGTAATTGGGCTTAAGTATATATCATCGAGTTTTATAACTTCAGCGCTGCCCGTAACTGGATCTAAATCAGACGCAGATAAAGTATGTGCCCCCGGAGCATCAGTATAAATAACTTCTAGCTCTGCGGTAGCAGTAGCCGGAGGATATACATAAAACTCTTTCGGTATTCTAGGATCATATGTGTAATGTTGTATGTTATCAGTTTGTGTTTCAGTATGCCAGCTGGGACGCTGATCATCTAAAACAGCTCGATCAACAACCCTAACCACTTTTTTTAGCGATCCAGATTTAACATTGCGAGTTATGTCTAACAAACGTAGGGCTGAAGGAAATCCCCCACTTGAGGCAGTTAACTCTTGTTTTGTCCCAGCTGCACATGTGAATGTTGCACATTTTGCGTTCGCATCAGGTCTTAAAAGAACAATGCTCAAGTAAGATTCGTTTAACCACTTTTGAAGTTCTAAACGAGGCCAACGTGTTCCTGTGTCTTGTAAGATAGCTTCAACGCGTGAAATTATATCTATTACTTTGAATGTTGCCATTTTTCCAACCTATTACAAGTTTCCAATAAAGGTAGGGGGCCGTCAGGCCCCCCTTATTGTTAGGAAGGATCACCTACTAATGCAGTAACTAAAGCTTCATTTTTAAGAACTTTTCGGCCATATACCGCTAGTCCTCTAACTTTGTCACCAAAGTCAGTTTGATTACGAAGCTGTTCAGTTTTACTGATTTGTGAGGCAAATGAACAAGCAGCTTTAGTACCTGCTACCATCATTCTTCTAGGTTTTGCACCTGAAGATGATCCACCAGATGATGTTGCTGCCAAACCATTAACAAGCTGTTTACCAGTAGTTCCCTTAGGAAGAAGATTAGACACATAAACAGTAAACCTATCTAGCATACCAACTTTACCTGTTCTGATGGTGCTAGCTGCATCACCAGTAAAGTAAGCTTGTGCAATATCAGTCTGCATAAGAAGATGACGATCTTGCGGTGTCATAATCAACCAACGTCCATCTTCTGGAACATTCTGCTCATCAAGCGCGGCAGACATTCTAAGAATAGTTTTTAGGACGTTTGCTGGAGTTGCCTGATCAATCGGCGCACTATCTGATCCTAAGTTATAGGCTCCAGATTTTGCACCTGCAGTAGTACCTTTATTGGCTGTTGCTGCGCCTTCGGTTACAAAGTACTGAAAAAATACTTCGTTCTCGATTGCAATTTTAAGTTGCTTTGCAGCATCCTCAGTAAACATGTTCATAAGATCCATGTCGGCTTGATAAGCAAGCACATCATTTACCTGAACACTAAAGTATTTACCTTTATTGATTTGCATATCAACGGTAATAGGTACTGGGACCTCATCTTGTAAAGTTGTACCCGCACCTGCGTAATCATTGATAGTAATTGATGGAGCAGTACGAATTGTGATTGTGTCACCCTGATTTTGAATCTCGCCTTCCCAATCAGTGTTAGCGATTTCAGTCATCATGGTGTTCGCATAAAATTTTGCATTCAGCTTCTGCGACCAAAGCTGAGGAATAAATGTCGAGGAATACGACGGATTTGTGTCGAATGCGCCGGAGCCTACGACGGGGAATACAGCAGCCATTTTGGGCCTCCTTTAAAAGTTAGTGTTAAGACGGCTGCTTTCCAGTTAACGTGTTAAGACGGAATCTTAACTCGATTTTCCATATATGCAGCAGTCAGTTCCGCTTCAAGTTTTGCCGCTTCTTCATACTTTCCTCTTGTATTTAACGTCCGAACTTTTGACCAAGCACTATTCATATCTCTCGCAGAGTAGATTTTGCCAGTTGGAGTTACGGGCGATTTTACAGAGTTAGCACTCCGATTTGGCGCGACCTGCTTTTCAAGTTCTTGTTTAGCTACAGGTTTTTCAGGTTCATTTGATGCTTCAGGTAATGATGCTTTCCAGAGCTTTACGTAATCCGCTATAGCTTCTGCATCGCCTTTATCAAATGCTTCCTGAGCTTGAACTCTTCGCGGGGCACGTAACATAGGATCATGTTCATTTAACCACGCTATCCAACGTTCATCATTGTCGACCTCAGCAAAATCAGGAACTAAATTCATTAATCTCTGACTAAAGCCGACATCTCCAACTTGTTTATTAGTACCTGCAATTTGTTCTTGCAGTTCCTTAATAGTTTTATTTTGCTTCTCTAGTTTTTCCTCATAATCCTGAGCAACTTCTTGAGCAACTTTACGTTGGACGTTCAACAAATCTTCACCAAACTCTTCTCGATCTGCATCAGTCACTAAACTGACTTTCTCCTTCGGCTTTGTCGGTTCTTCTTTTTTTGCAGTCATTTCTTTTTGAAATGAGTTCAATTGTTCTGTTAGCTGCTTAACTTGTTGGTGCAGCCTAGGAACTTCAACATCGTACTTACCCTTAAGAGTGCTGTACTTCTGCTTAAAATCAACCTCTACGTCCGTCGGTGACGTGTCAGCTGGCTTTACTTCCTCAGGTTCAGCTTGTTTAACCTCTGTTTCTGTCTCAGATTTTGTCTCAGTATCCGGTTTGATCTCTTTTTCAGAAGTAGTTTCTTCTGTTTTAGAGTCAGATTGGGCTTGTAACGCTTTCTCGAGCTCTTCAACTTCGTCTAATTGTTTCTGTACCTGTTTTGGTAACGCCATATTTTTCTCCTTAAAGCTCCAACTCTGTTTCGTAGCGCCCGAAGGTAAGCTACTCCCGTCTTTG